CCCCAACGCATTCCTTCGAGAGAGGAACACGCCGTGGTTGCTGCCAATCCTATCACGAGTCCGGGCGTCTATCAGATCCGCTGTCTCGTCAACGGCAAGGTCTACATCGGTAGCGCCGTAGATATCAACAACCGATGGTGCATCCATCGTCGCTCCCTGGAGCGAAACCGTCATCACAGCGTCACGCTCCAAAGGGCCTGGATCAAACACGGTGCCGACGCATTCGTGTTCGAGATGCTGGAGGTTGTGCCCGACAGATCAGACCTGATCCGGGTCGAGCAGGAATACCTGGACAGGATCCGGCCGTTCGACAAATCCATCGGGTACAACATATCCCCGACGGCTGGCTCATCCCTGGGAATCAAGCGAACTCCCGAGTATCGCGCCAGGATGTCCGCCGCCCTCAAGGGCCACAAGCCGAGCGCCGAGACGCGGATCAAGCTCAAGGCACGAGCGTATACGGACGAGCGAAGGGCCAAGATTTCCGCGTCTCTCGTGGGAAACCTGAGATGCAAGGGCCGGAAGCAATCCCCTGAAATCCGGGCCAAGATCTCCGCCAACCAGAAGCCGCTCACCGCCGAAATGCGGGCCAAGATGTCGGTTGCTGCCAAGGCAAGATGGCATCGATGCCGGACCTTCAAGCAGCAGACCTTCCGGTTTGAGTGACCGGGACGCCCATCAGCTTGCCTTGCCCTTGCCCTTGGACCTGCTGGCCGCGACGGTGCCCGGGATCGGCTGGTAGGCGCACCAGCCGGGAGGCTCGTCGATCGCGTGGAAGATCGTCACGGTGCCATCATCGGCCACCAGGTAGTGATGGCCCTTCTCCGTCAGGTAGACATGGAGCGCCGTGTGTGCCTCGGTCTCGGCGAGGATCGCCTCTTTCTGCCCCGTCTCGGCCAGCGCGAGATCGGCCTGGGCGGTCGCCAAAACCTCCCGGGCCTCGGCCGTCGTCGTGCCTGCATCGGCCGCATCCTTGCAGGCCCCGTCCTTCAGATCGAGCAATTCTTGTAACGTCATCGGGTCGCCCCTGGGGTTAGGTCACTCGGATCGAGATTGCCCCGCCCAGGACGTACTGGGTCCTAAATACGCGGTAGCTCGTCGCCACGGCGTTGGCATTGGTCACGCTGACCAGGGCGTATGCCCACCCGTTGCTCTGGACGTGGGAATAGGCCGCGTTATCGCTCGCCGTCGCCATCGAGATCAGGAAGGGATTGGTGGCGTCGAGGAAGGCCGTCACGTCTCCCATCTCGTCGGGATAGGCCACGTATTTGTAGCCGCCGGCCGAGAAGCTGTAGGTCCCCGCGAAGCCCGCTTGCAGGCCCGCCGAATCGGCCAGGGCCTTGATCTGGTTCGCCGTGAGGGTCGCGTTGGCCGAGGTCCCCGCGTACACCCGCCAGAGCCAGAGCACCGTATAGGCGAGGCTGAACCCGGCGTTCTGGGTGTCGATGCCGGAGATCGTCCAGACCTGCCCGGCTGCCGCCGTGTTCGTGATCGCCCCAATGGTGATGACGTCGCTGCCCGTGTTCGCCAGGCCCGAAGCGAGCGTGACGGAGCCCGTGGTGTCCGCGATGGAGATCGAGCCCGGCTTGACGCTGGAGCTGTTGGACGTCGTCCACTCGAACGTCTTCGCGCCGGCCGCGATCGTCGCCCCGACTTCCAGCGGGCTCGCCTGGCCGGCGATGTCGAACGCCGTGAACGCCGGGGCCGCGAACACCCCGGGGGTGTCGTTGACGCAGACCTGGAGCTGGACCAGGTCCCCGGCCCGGTAGGCCCGGTCGACGCCCGAGATCACCCCGCCGAAGGCGATGTGTGAGCCGCCGATGGACGCGATCAGGTACGTGGTCGAGATCGTCAGGTTGGCGCGCGAGTAGACGACGGCCCGGCTCGGGACGACGTTGAGCATCGGCAGGATGCCCGTGAGGTCATTCACGAGGACCCCGACGGAGCCCGGCGTGTAGGGTGCCAGGAGCTGGACGTCCCCGAGGTTCAAGGCTTGCCTGCTTCCCGCTCGATGCCCAGGAGGATGTCTTCGATGATCCGGCTCTTCACGCCCGGCTCCTTCGCCCTCATGGCCCCGCGCGTGAAGTGGAGCCCCTCCATCGCCATGACCGCCTTGCGGCCCCCGGCGGGCGCGTAGCCGACGGTCTTGCCGCCCTGGCGCAGCCGCTTCCCGATGTGATAGCCCATCTCCTGGAGCCACATGTACCAGGTCGGCCCCCCGGCCTCGCCGACCAGCACGGCGAACGCGATCGTATGCCGGACCCGCGAGCCTCGCGGACCGCGCGAGGTCCTCACGCGGATCTTGCGCCTGCCGGCCCCCGTGCGCACCGGGGCGTTGTCCTTCGCGGCCCGCTGAATCGCATTCATGCCGTTGCGCACCGCGGACCGGATGACCTTCTTCGCGAGCTTCGGTTCGAGCTCGCGGAAGGCTTTCTGCAAGGCCTCGAAGCCTTCCAATTTGAGGACGTTACCGCGAGCCATCGGGAGATGGTTTCTCCAGCAAGGGCAGCGTGTGATACAGGATGTTTTTGAGCTCATCCGAGTAGCCGAAACGTTTCTGGTTGATCTCGATCGACTTGCGGATGTCGCCGTCGGCGTGCCGCTGGGTCGCCGCGAGCCAGTCGCAAAGCATCTCGATCAGGTCAACCAGCGACATGCATTTGATGCCGCCGTCGTAATACTCGGGATGGTGGTCGTTGCAGGCGTAGTGATGGGCCAGCCCCGCCTGCATGGCCCGGAGATAGCCCTTGTATTCGTCCGACCCGTAAGTGCTGGCCCGGAGCTTCGGCGTGAACTCGTCGAAGACTTCCCGCTCGGGGCTTTCGAGCTTGGATCGGTCGTGTTCGTGCGAACGGCGGAGCAAGTCCGCGATGACGCGACCCAAAATGGATTGGACCGTGTGAATATGCTCGTAAGTGTCGGGACGAGAATCGTAGCTGGCCATCAGTATTGCAGCACTTTCCCGGTCAAGAGCATCGCCGCGTTGCACGTCACGTAGATCGCCGTGACGGCCCCGTTGAACGGGCAGTTGTAGATCAGGCTGTTGTCCCACTCGACCACCACGCCACTGGTGAGCGCGATCGTGTCCTGGGGGGCGTTGGTGTTGTTCGTCTTCAGGGTGCAATTCTGGGTGGCCAGGAGCGCGATCGCCTGGAGGTTCCCCGAAGAATTGCCCGGCGCGGTGAACGCGACCGACAGCAGCGAATTGTTGGTGTTCGCCGCGTAGTTCTGGTTGATCGTCTGTTCCAGCGAGCCGGTCTGCGAGCGGTTCGCCGTGATGGGCTGCGTGTTGCTGCTGCTCGTGACCGAGTCGCCGATCCGCCAGTTGATGTTGCCCATTAAAGGTCCTTCACTTCCTTGGCGAGAATCGAATACTGGCGGTGCCGGAACTCAACGTCGTTGATGGAGCCGATCCCGAACGTGCGCGTGACGCCGTTCTCGGTGCGCAGGACCCGATACGTCGAATCGACCGGCAGGGCCAGCCCCTGCCACCGCATGTTGATCTGGTGGGTGGCCTCGGCGTAGATTTGCCGGGCCTTCACCGCCTCGTACCCGCCGAGGGGGATGATCTCGACCCAGAACGTGCCGACGTCAGCGAAGCGCGGCACGGGCTGGCCGTAGTTGGCAAACGGCTCCGGCACGGTCGGAGCCTGCAGCAGGAAGCGTTGCCGGAGCTTGCCGCTCTTGATGGGTTTCACAGGGCGATCGCCGCCGTCTCGAAGTCCGTCCGCCTCATCTCCATCGCGGGATAGCAGGGCCGGAATTCGTCGGTCTTGAGCTGGCCCCACGCCGAATCGTTCCCGTATTCGAACGCGCCCTGGTGTTTGGTCACGACCTTCCGCGTGGCGAAGACCTTCAGCCCCTGGTTGGCCGCCCAGTCGGAAAAGAGCCAGTCCTCGGAGTCGAACTCGGGTTGAGCCGAGCCGTCGCGGAATTGAATCCTATGCTCATTCTGAAACCCCGGGAACTTGTCGGGCCAGCCGTACCCGAACCGGCACACCCAGCAGCCGGTATTGATCGCCAGGATCGCCTCGGGGTCCTCCGTGTCGGCGATCGAGAAGGTCTCGGGCAGCGCGTGGATCTCCGACATGGTGAACCGCTGCGTGCCCCAGATCCCGTTGTGCCGGATGCCCGTCGTGCTCAGGCCCCGCGCGTCCTTGATGGCGACCACGGCGCTCATCACGTCGGCGTCCACCCGGTCCATCTCGTCCATGAGCGTATCGAGCCACTGGGCCTCGGCCCCGATGTCCGTGTGGAGCATCGCGAAGTGGGTGATGCCCTGCGTCTCGCGGATGTTGAGCGCGATGCACCAGCAGATGTTGAAATTATGCGGCACGTCGCCGAACTGCGAGGGGACGAGGATCATCCTGTATCGCTTGCTGGCCTGGCTGATCGAGTTCAGGCAGCAGGGCATCACCGATCCGCTATTCGGGACGGCCAGGAAGACCACGCGCTCGCGACCGTTGGATTCAGACATATGAGCCGAAGTCCTCACCAGAGAAAGCCCGCTCGAAGGCCGGCGAGCACTTGAGGTCATCGTCGGTATCGGAGTCCCGGTTCTCGTAGCCACCCGACACGAGCATGGCGATGGCGAGCTGGACGTCCTCGGGGACGTCGCTCTCGAGCGCCCCGTACCCGCACGAATAGGCGATCTGCACGGCGTCGATCGTCGGCTGCGAGAGCGGCCAGACGGCGCCGTAGACGGGCATGAGCTGGCCCGGGGTGGAGTCGGTGACGAACCGGTACTGGGCCGGATCGATCGTGGTCAGGACCCCGCCGGAAGGGTCGATGTACTTGACCGAGAGGATCTCTTTGAGCGGGGGATAGGGGAGCGTGATGACGCCCTGGGTGCCCGGGAGCCACCAGGGATTGGGGCCGAGCGACCGGATCGCCCGGTTGTAGTAGCCGCCGCCCCAGGGGAACCCCATCATATAAAGACGTCGTGACTGGAGCAGGATCGCCCGCTTGAGCCGCGGGCCCTCCATGTAGCGGCGCGCCGAGGCGATCAGCTTCGGCAGGACGAACGTGTCGTCGTCGGGGAACTCGACCCGGGCCCACTGCTTGGCCTGAGCGACGGTGATGGGCTCGGCCCCGACGGTTATGGACACCGCCGAGTTGGTGGCGTTGGAACTGGCGCTCATGGTGAACGCCGTCGCCGTGGGGGCCGGCGAGGCGAGGACCGTCGCGCCCGCGGGGATGCCCGTCCCGGCCACCCGCTGGCCCGCCAGCGGCGTGATCGCCTGGCCCTGGTACGTGGCCGCGAAGCTGCCCACCGTGGCCGCCCCGTTGGTCAGGGAGCCCGTGCCGGTGAACACCGGGGGCGTGATGACGTTGATCCGCCACCAGCCCGCGTCGTATCCGGTCGGGAAGCCCGGCCAGGCCATTTACATCGCCCCCCGGCGCTGGGGCGCGGCGACGGCGCGTCCGGCCCGCTGCGGGGTCGGAGATACGGCCTGCTCGACCGGCGCAATCTCACTCTCGCGCCGCAGCGACGTCCCGAGCATGACCGTCGCCGGCCCGGGATGGACCCGCGCGAGCTTGTCGTTGATGAGCTTCTCGGCCCGGTCGAAGTACAGGTGCGGGTCGACCGGCATGATCGCCCTGGGCTTCGCGCCCGGGGGCCTGACGGCGACGACATCGCCCGCGGCGCAGACGCGGTCGCCCAGCGTCAGGGGGCGCAAAAGCTGGACAAACCGCATATGATCGGGGAGGCGGATACCGGGCTGGACTGCGTCCATCATGGTCCTCTGGAGGTGGAAACGATGGGGATTTCTTGCGTCCTGGCCGGTGGGCCGCATCACGACCGGACGACGATGCTTCACGAGGGAAACCGCCTCGTCATCGAGGACGAGCACGGATACAACGAATACGTGAAGTTGCCCCGGGAAAACCTGCTGCTCTGGGACCGGATCGCCTCTCGGCCGAACCTGCCCGCGAGCAGGTTCCCTCCGTTCTTCGGAGACTGGCCGCTCAGGTAATGGGGGCGGTGATCGCGCTGAGCTGATCGACGCAGCTCGCGAAGCTCTCGAAATGCCGCACGTTGACGTCGAAGTCCTGGAGCGTGACGATCCGGACGCCGCCCGAGTCGGCCAGCGTGTAGGGGTCGACGATCGTGTCCATGCCGCTCCAGAACGCATAAACCAAATCTTCCCAGTTCCCGAAGATCGTCGGGTGGCAGACCGCGCCGCTCGAGCCTTTGGTCAGGTTCTGCGGCAAGAGATTCGTGACGTAACAGGGGTAGCCGTTGAGCGGGGCCTCGGGGCTTTCCGTGTTCCACAGATAGATCGGGAAGGTCGAGCCCACCTTGAGCGTCGTCTTGTACGTGCCGCGCATCAGGGCCGTGGTCACATAGCCTAATGTTCCCACATCAGCATTGAAGTAGGCGACGTAGCTTTCGAGCGCGACGAGCTCCAGCCACGTCGGGGCCGCGCCGTTGGTTCCCAGAGAGTAGACGCCGATCTGCGGGTTCTGGAGGATCCCCATCGGGTAGCCCGCGCTGGCCTGCCCGTTCAGGGCCGCGGTCTCCACGCCGCGCGCCACGACCGCCGCCTGGTCCTCGCGGACGAACATCTCGGCGTCCTGGTTCGTCTGCTCGAGGAATTGCCGGGTATACGTGGTGTTGACGCCGCCCGTGTGCGGGGAGAACGGCACCTGGTCGATCGTCTGATTGCTGCCCGTGATCGCGATGCCCTGCCCGACCATGTAGAAGGTCGAGGCGCTCTTCTGCCTGGGGATGGAGAACAGCCCCTGCATGTCCGTCATCACCCGCGCGCCGAGGGCGTAGGTGACCATCCGCGCCCGCAAGAGCTCGATCATCGTGGTATCGAGGATCGTCGGGATGGAGCCGGCGCCGGCCGAGGTGTCCAGGGCTCGCATCTCGGCCCGGGTCTGCATCATGTCGGCGAGAACTTTCCGACCGAACCCGGAGCGCTTGGCCCAGCGATAGGACGCCGCGAGGTCCACGGGCAGATCCAGGGGGATCAGCACGCCCTTGGTCTTCAGCCCGGACCGCTGCCGGTCCTTGAGCATCTCCTCGTGGGTCTCCTTCTCGATCCCGTCGAGGGGATACTGGCTCGGGTCCATCCGCGAGCGGTAAGCCTTCAGGATGGAATACTGGTGCCGGCCGTTGTGCGTATTGGCCGGGTCGTTGTGCGGCATGTCGATGGGGTCGGCCACGCGCCCGGACCCGTGCTGGCTGCGCCCCAGGGTGCCCTCGACGGCGCCCCAGCGCTCGGCCGCGGCGAGCTGCCGCTGGAGCTGGACGACCTCGGCGGAGATGGTTTCGAGCCGGGTGAACTCCTCGTCGGTGACGGCCCGGCCGTCCTTCGAGTAGTCGGCGTAATGCGACTTGCAGCGGCCTTCGAGCTCGGCGATCTTGCGGCGGATCTCCGGGGGCGTCCCCGGGGGTTTGGCGCGGTTCGTGTTGGGATCGGGGTCTTGGACCTGGACGCCAGTCTCGGCAGGCATGGTGTCAGCCTTTCAGGAAGGGGGAAAAGACGGCCATCGCCCTAAGACGCTGGCGTTGGATGGGGAAGTGCGGGCCGCGCGCGGCCCGGAGCTGAAGTGAGCGGGAGGCGACCGTGGTGTCGAGGTAGGCCGGAAACGACACCGGGCCGACGTCGAAGATGTCGCGCACGTTGTTCACGGTGCGAATGCTGCGCCCCTCGTCGTCGTCGTCCCACTCCTCGCCGTCGGGCCTGTCGACCGTGAACGAGAAGGACGAGCCGGTCATGTCCTGGCGATCGATCGAC